AGCTCCTGTAATAAACCTAGCTGTGCCGGAAGCCATGTTTAAAGCTAACTTAGATTTACTAGGGTCAGGGTCATATATGTAGTTATCTATAACTACTTTAGAGTGTTCGGTAAGTTTTAAGACAGAGGAATCTAAGAACTGTATTGCCATACGGCCATTACCAGTTCGAACGTCGTCATAGGAGAATATATCAAGGGCAAGTTCAGCGAGTAATTTATCGCCGTCTTCGTTCCTTAAAACTTCACCATTCCCACGAAACTCGGAGATCTCCCCAATTTCGTTTGCGTTAGTAGTAGTCCCTATAAACAGTAAGATCAGCAGCCAGAAGCGCATTGATCTATATCTATTGTTCCGTTAGATGTAGTAGAAATAAGATTCGCTACATTAGTACTTGTAGTATCTGTCTGATCTATATCTACGTTATTACTACTTCCAGTTAAAGCTACAGTGATTGCGTGGTCATCTTTTCCAGACTGTAAAGTATCAATATCATTAGAGTTACCTGAAACAGTCCAATTATTAATACAACCAATTACGTTACATTTAACATTCACATCGTTAGATGTTCCAGTTATTACAAAGTCCTGGTTACCTCCTGTAGCCGTTGACGCGTCTCCTTGCGTAAATGTAAGCACGTTAGAATCTCCTGTTGCTTCAAAATCAAAATCTGAACTAGCAGAATCTCCGGTTGCACCGACAGCAAACGTACCTGAGTTGCTGTCTCCTGTTGCTTTATATGTCCAGCTTGAAGAATTACCCTGAGCAATTGCCATTGCTAAAGTGTTAGTGTCTCCAATCTGGTCTAGATCAACCGTCATACTTGTACCGCTTAAAGTTGCTCTAGCCTGAGAAGTACCGACTGTATTTGTCGCCCCAATCTGGTCAATAGTTAAAGTTAATCCTGTACCAGTTTGAGTTATATAGATATCATTATTTCCAGCAGAAACACTAGCCGAAACAAGTAATATAAGGGTACTAGTTAGTACCTTCTTCAAATTCATTATCGTCCTCCTCCACTAGTGTATCATAATTGAAGTCCCATAGCTTTTTTTCCATCCCTTCCATAACAAGTCCATACACGGCAGCTTCTATTGCTACTCTAACTGCATATCCTATAGGCTCATTGGCAGTGCTACCTGACTCAATTTCCACCAGTTCGGTACCTAATTCTATAAACCTGAAGACATCAACTCCTGCCCCAGTAGATAGAATTGTTTTAGTTGTTGTTACATTTAATAGGACCTCTCCAGTTTGTACTAAGACCGCACGAAGCGTTACAGTAACTACATCTTCTCTATATTGATTTTTACTACCAATACCTAGATATCTAGCTCCGCTACCTCCAGTACGTATATTTGTATCATAAGCAACAATGCCTCCTTCTAAAAGCATTCCAGCATACAGTAAAGGCTTAAGTGTGTTACCTTCTTCCCCATTGTATGTTTTTCTAGTATTAACTATGAGCTGCCTTTCTCTACTAAGGTTATCTAACCCTGATCTTTCTACTACTACAAACCATGTGCCCCCACCTGCATCTCGTAAAGCTTCAATAAGTATATGTATACCACCTTGTGTTACAGCCGTACTAAAACTAGCAATATTATCTTTTGATTTTCTTTGCCCTGTTAAATCTTGGAAATCATAAACTGCTACAACAGCTTGGCTATTAGGGGCGGGTAAAGTAGTAAGTTGAGTTGTTGCACTAGGTACAATTTTAGGCCCTTCTGGACAGATAAGACCTTGGATACAGTTTGTTTGGTTTTGAAAACCTATACTGGCACAGCCGTTAAGAAATAATAATAGACTTAAAAATAGGATCCTCATGTTTTGACACTAGTCCCCACCGTCACAATCTACCCAACACCCTCCAAACGAGCCTATTGGAATTACGATTTCTGTAGTAGATATTAATACACCATCAAACCATTCTTCGATTGTCAGTGTTATTGTGACGCCATCATTCACCCAACGTAAAATATTACCTTCTAGATTTATTTCTCCTGAAATAGGGTTATCTATTGTTGGCACGTTGCCATAGTTAAACAAAGATTCGGATATATCTTTGGCTAAAGTAGAGTAGATTCTAGATTGGAGGTTTCTAAGAAACTTTGCCATGACTGTGTTGTCAGCTTCTCGCTGCGCTTCTTCCAAAGCGTCTTGTACGTCCTGGCGTATTTTTTCTTTACGTGTACGTTCTTGTTCGTCAATAGTAAGGTAATGTGCGGATTGATTCATACCGCTAAAGCTGGGGTTACCAAACTTATGTACTAACTCATCCGCAAGAACATTTTGTATAAACACCGCCCCTAGTAAAACAATACCAATAGCAGCAGCTATACGAGCAATTAAAACTTTTTCAGCTTCTTCCTTTCTACGCTTTAATTCAGCGTTACTCGGTCTACCGCGTTTCTTTTTAATCTTTTCTCTGGTCATCTCTATCTGCTTTTGCTATTTTATCTGTATCTATTAAGTTAGGTACTCCTAAAATTGTTTTAATCATTGTGTCCTGACGTATGATTTCATTGTCAAGACTCCGTACTCTGTCTATTAAGGCTACTAGTATGCCGTGCTGTGAGTCAAGTTTTGTGCCAAGTCGCTGCTCCATCTGTTCTATTTGTTCAGCTACTTTATCGTCCACAACGTCTAGTTTTGACTCCATGCCATCTACAATTCGTATTACTAGCTTGTAGATAAACCACCCTAAACCACCGGCCGCTGCTATGGGGAAGCCCACCTCATTGATGAACTTAATAGCTTCCTCCACTGGCTTACTCGTTTATAGGCTTAGCTCTTTTCTTTGCTTGCCTGAGGTTGTCGCCCATTAATATACGACGTTTTACATACGCACGTTTATCTTGAGGAAGTTTGTCAATAGAACGCTGTTGCCGTTTAGACACTTTGCTCTTTTTTAGTTTCATTCCTGGTCTTTTCATATTTTTATTCTACCATATTAATTAAGAAGGTCTTAAAGGCCACGACCATTCGCCACATGTTCCATCTAGCGGATTAGTTTTTTCTTCGCTTACAAAATCTGAATGTGACTGTAAAGTAGCCGGTAAATCTCTTAAAGTTCCTCTATAAGTAGCCCATTCAGCTTTTTTAGAATTTGACAGAGGGCTATCTGCAGCTTGAGTCCAATCTGATTTTTGCAACAAAGCGTTTCTCTTCTCTCGTATAGAAGCCCATATTGACGTAAAGTCAGTCATCCCTACCATTTTATTTATTTAACCCGTACACGTTTACTGTAACATCATAAAACTTATTACTACCACCTGTGTCATCAATGGCTCCAAATACCCATACATAGTATTGAGTGTTTGGGGCAAGATCTGCTTGAACAGCTAACTGGTGCGCTCCTAATACAATTGCAGAACCCCCAGCAGATTTTGCTGTATAAGCTACGTAATCTCCTAGTGTAGTAGAAGTGTAAGCAGTAGATGAACTAGTAGCTCGCACAACCATAGCTAGTTCAAGTTCTTCGAACCCAGCTGTAGAACTACCACTAACATTACCCATACATTGTATGATATGTCTTCTATTACCACTGTAATTATACGTAGTAAAAGTGTAAGAGAGTAAAGGACTGCCCCCTAATATAGTGCTTCCTGCAACTACTCCTGGTATAGAACCTGTTTCACCACTATCGTTGCCCGTACTTTGTGTAACATAAGCTATATGGGGAGGGTAATTATTATCAATATTTCCAGACCCCCAAGCTTCTCTATATAGTTCGTTATAAACATACAAACTCAATGAAGCATAAGTCTGACCACCAATAGTTCCTATTGAATCTGCAATAGATTTACCTGCAATATCTATACTATTAGCAGCAACACGATCGGCATTTAACGTACCTGTACTAATAGAAGTCGCGCTTATTGCTACTGCGTTTACAAGAGTTGCACTAAGAGATCCGATTTGTGCTGCAGCAATAGAAGCATTTTTTATGTAAGACTGGTCAATGTACACGCCCGCCGGGTTACCAGCTCCGTCCGTACTCGTAAGTACAGTAAACGGCACTATGTTACTGCCATGCGGATTACGTATAGTTACCTGGCCTGCTTCAAATATTATGTTTGATGTAGAAGTATTATTTGACAGGTTGTTACTAGAGTCTGCCATCAAGTACATACCAGCTACTGCGCCGTTAGCATTAACCGCTACTCCATAGCCAGCTTGTGCAGATGTACCATTTGTTACTGCGTTTTGCACGGATGTAATACTTGAAGTATTAGTACCAACCGTAGTGCTTAAGTTACTAATTGAAGTCGCATTTGCAGAATCTGCACTTGCTCTGGTACTAGCTTCAGAAGTTATAGCAGCTTCGCTAGTTACATCACGTACCTCAACCCAGTTAGACCCGTCCCATCTGTATTGCTTATTAGCAGGACTGCTATTGGTATCAAACCAAATGTCTCCTGTATTGTTTGCAGTAGGCGCACTAGTTTGAGTAAACACTGTGGTTTTACCATCGTTAGCTGTATCTCTAACGGCTACCCAACTAGATCCATTCCACCTTTTTAACGCATTGTTAGAGCTAGTATCCACCCAAAGGTCACCTGTAGCTACTGCGGTAGGGGCGCTACTAGCTACAAACGTTTGAGTTTTAGCATTTACTGTACTAGTTAGATTAGTAATTGAAGTCGCATTAGCAGTATCACCGCTCGCTCTGGCGGTAGCTTCTGAAGTTATAGCAGCAGCAATAGTACTAGAGTTACTGTAGCCATTAGTAATTGCTTCTAGTTCAGTTATCTCACTAACACGGGCCGTATTTGCACTAGTTAAAGTCACTACATCACTTTGCGCTGAAGCTAAAGCAGCGGTAAGACTTGAACCTGTGTAAGATGTACTACCTACAATATTAACTAACGTAGCATCTCGAGCTGCAACCCAAGCATTATTAGCTGCATTACGGGTATATACTTGACCGTCGTCCGTGTCATACCAAATATCGTTCGTGGTCAATGCATCCCCGCCATCACGTTGTGTGGGCGCAGAAGCAGATTTAATAACTGTAGCTGCAGTGCCAGCTGAACTGCTAATTAAAGAAGTTAAGGTGCTATACCCAGGTAAATCAGCTAGCGTTTCAGTCAAATTAGCCATAACTGCGCCTATATCAATAGACGTAGTACCAGTGCCAGAAGGACCGTAAGGCCCTTTAACGTCTGCATCACTTACATGCCGTACCCAATAGTAATAAGTTTTGTTATACCCAACTTCTTCTGACCAAACAAAAGCGGATGTAGTATCTACTTTTATAGCATCCCCTAACGAGCTAGTAGTACTTCGCCATATTTCAGTATTACCAAAATTACTCATCTGAGGATTATCCCAAGATAATATAAAAGAAGTGTACGAAGCAGAAACACTAAACCCTGTAGGTGTAGGAGGAATGGTGAAATCTGTATAGCCTTGAGTACCTGTAAAATCTACAGTACCAAATCCACCTACAGCATTAGGATTAAAAGGATTATCTAAAAGCTCTTGAGCCATCCCACTGTCAATCAACTCTCTAAGAGTAATGGCTCTATCTCGAGGGTCGCCTCTACGACCAAGACGTACTTCAACTGCTTCTTTTATAGATTCAGCAAACTGTTTTAGCTCTGGGTCAGCTTTAGAGGGGACCTTATAAATAGAGGGAACTTGAGTACCTTTAGTAGCCATTTAGACCTGCCTAAGTTCATCTATAGACTCACTAATACAAATTTCATTAACAATTTTAGCTGACTCAACTTGTATCTCATAAGTACTATGAAGTTTACTGGGAAGCCTTACTATAGGCTCAGGTATACCAGTAGCACTAAAAGAAGTAGGAGAACTACCAGTTACCGAGTAAGCGCTGCCAGAAGTACTTATAGTAGCGTTGTAATACAAAGTGCCATCTCCATACACTTTTACTGTGACTGGATATTCTTCTGCAACAACTTTAACAAAACCCATACTTGTTGGTTTGGGTGTAGTAAATTCTTTAGTTTTCCAAGTAAACGTCTTATTAGTAGTAGCGCCTTGGAACTTTTGTATTCTTGGACCCGAACCAGTTTCTACTATTAAGTAGAGTTCATTATCTACTGGGTTAGTAAAACCACCAGTAGCATCTGTAGTGCCCGTTTGAGTTAAAGTAGTAAGTGTGTTTTGTTGCTCTCCCCTAGGGTCAAAGATAAACCCGCCGTAGTTAGAACCACTTGTATATAAACCTACATAACGCCCTTCCCAAAGAAACCCACGTAATGAACTTGGATAATAGTCTGCTCTCCATTGTTCTGGAGAAATGATACCTTCGGTAACAACATTTACATCAGTACCTGCAGCTGCAACAAGACCGTCACCTCCTGCATATAAAACGTAAGGACCCATATCGACCATAGAAGTTTTACTTTGACATGCCTGGGCAGCTTCAATACGTACAACACTCATAGACTGTGGATCAGTACCAACTATAAGGTAAGGTGTGCCTTTAGTAGTTACTATAAGACCTTGCCCCGCCATTTTTATACCTACAATCTCTTCTTCAAGAGTTATCCTGTAAGCTACAGGCCACGCGTGTGGTAAGAAAGGTTCAGAGAAACAAATTCTTTTACCTGTAAAACCTGCAAAGATGCCATTAGGCATGGCAGTTAAACCTTTCATTGACCCTTCAGGATAGTCAGCACTTACTTCGTCTGGAGGCCCTATCCAATAAGTACTTGGTATAACTTCAGCCAAGGCTGAATTGTTTGCGTTATCGGTAGTGCTAGCTGTCGCCAAACTAACTTCTTTAACAAACTGAAACGCGGTAGTGTTTGAACCTGTATTAGATCTATAAATTCGTTTTGAAACAAGATTGGTATTAGTACGACCAGCGCCAGAACCTGCACTCGTATCCATATTGTTTATAGTAACTGTCTGTCCATCTACTTTATCGAATACTGTAGACGCTGGAGAAGGAGGTCCTTCTTCTCCGTACGCAGACACAAAAGTATACACGTATGATGTACTGTATTTTGTTTGTGTACCATCGTCTGTTCCAGACACGCTAGTACCAACAGTACCAGTAGGAGCAGGTATACCTAAACGATAAGAAGTATTAGGGTAAGGAGCACCGCCTGTTGTAATAAGGCTATTATTAGACATACGAGCAAAAGATGCAGACTCCCCCGTCCAATATAAACGGTCGGTGTTATCAGCAGCTATAGGTCCAGGAACTACATCAACTCCT